AAAGATATTAATTAATAAATAAACAATTATGAAATTTAGAAACAGCTGGAAATCAGCAACAAAACAATGGGATAAGATATCTATAAGATTTAGATTATCTTTAGTAGATGTATTTACTTTAGAGATAGATATTTCTAGAGAATTTTACATGCTAACAATATTAAACTTAACTATTAAAAACAGATAATTAACTTATAGACATTACAAAGATCCAGGTAATTTAATTTATTTGGATTTTTTTTTGTTTAAATATTTTTTATTTAAACTTTTATAGTATATTTGTTTAAACTTTAAAAATATAAACAATGGAAAATTTAAATACAAGTATGCCTGACATGGAAAATATGTCAAATGAAGAGTTAACTCAAAAAAAAGAAGAAATGCTATCTTTTTATGTTGATTCATTATCTTATCTACAAGCACAATTTGATTATGAAAACATTTTATCTAAAATTGATGAAGTTAGATTTAAAAGAGCAAACATACAAATGCAATTTGCAATGATGATGCAAGAAAATAAAGAAGACAGTGATGATGAAAATGAAGATGGTGAAGATAGTGTTGATAATGTAAAAACAAAAAAATTAAAAAAATCATAAACAATGGCACTTGTAAATCAAGTTCAAAAAAAAGTAAGATTGCCTAAATGGGATATAATAAAGTATCAAATAATGACATACTGTTATTTAAAAAAAATAACTGTAACTGATTCAGATCTTAATTGTTTGACTTTACTTAGTTTAAATGAACCTATTGAACTTACCCATTTTTGTTATGACGCATCTGCAGAAGAAGATTGGATTTTTAAGTCATCACAAACAGTAAGAAATTGTATAAATAAAGCTGAAAAAAATAAATTAGTTATTAAAGATAATAATAACAAAAAAATAATTTTAATAAATCCAACTTTACAACTACAAACAGAAGGTATAATATTATTAGATTTTAAATTTTTAAGTGATGATTCCACAAAAATCTAATATTCTTTATAAAGAATTATCAGAAACATTAAATCACAATGAATTTTTAATAGAAGAAGTAATAGATTTTTATTATAGTGAAATAAAAAAAATATTAAGTGAATTAAAATATCCAAGAATTAATTTAGAAGGTCTTGGTCATTTTGTAGCAAAGCCTGGTTTAGTAAAAAAATCAATTCCAAAATATAGAAGTATTTTAGAAAAACATGATACATCTACTTATGGAGCTTATTTTAATAAAAAAATGATTGAAAATAAATTAGATCTTTTAATAGAATTAGAACATCAAATATTAATTGAAGAAAATAGAAAATTAACTTTTAAAAAAAATAAGTATGAGTAATGTATTAAAAACAATATGGAAAAATAAAAAAGAAATTTTAGAAGGAATAAAAAACTCAATTATAAGAGATGATTTTGTAGAACAAATTGCTACATTAAGAAATGAAATTTGTGATTCATGCGAACTTAAAGGAAACAAATGTGCAGTAAGTGGAACAGGTCCATGTTGTAATGAGTGTGGTTGTTCATTGTCTTTTAAAACAAGATCCTTATCTTCATTTTGTCCACATCCAGATGGACCAAAATGGAAAAAAATTATGAGTGAAAAAGAAGAAGATAAAATTAATGAATTATGACTATAGCATTTAAATCAGAAGATCATACATATATTAGTATAAATGATGAAAAAATAAATTGGATTAGTGTTACATCATTAATTAATAATTTTAAGAAAAGTTTTGATGCAAAAAAAGTAGCTGAAAAAGTTTCTAAAAATAAAAAATCAAAATGGTATGGATTAAATCCACTTGATATACAAAATATATGGGCTTGTGAATCATTAAGAGCAACAACATTAGGAACTTATTATCATAATCAAAGAGAAACAGATATATGTTCCTTTGCGTCTATGGAAAGAGATGGTATAACAATACCTGTTGTTTCACCTTTAGATTTAAAAGATGGATTAAAAATTGCACCAATACAAAAGTTGGAACCTGGAATATATCCAGAACATATGGTTTATCTTAAATCGGCTGGTATATGTGGTCAATCAGATTTAGTTGAAGTAGTTAATAATAAAGTAAACATTATTGATTATAAAACAAATAAAGAAATCAAAATGGAATCATATGTTGATTGGGATGGAAAATCAGAAAAATTATGCAATCCAGTAAATAATCTTGATGATTGTAATTTTAATCATTATGCATTACAATTAAGTGTTTATATGTATATTATATTAAAGCATAATCCAAAACTAACATCAGGAAACATGTTTATTCATCATGTAGTGTTTGAAGAAGAATCAAAAGATACAAATGGTTACCCTATAACAAAATATAATGAAAATGGTGATCCTGTTGTAAAAGAAGTAATTGTAATACCTGTTCCATACTTACAAGATGAAGTTATAAACATTATGCATTATTTAAAAGATAATTTAATAAAAAAGAAAAAATGATAATAAAACTATTTGATATACAAAATGGTGTAGTTGTCCCTACAGAACATTGTTATACTTTAAAAGCATTAAAGGATGTTATGGATGAGTATCCTGAAGAGCATTTAAAAATTTATTTATACTTGTTTTATATGAGTTGTCCAAATCCTGATTTAAATCCTTTTTTTTATACTCCTGAAATGGATAAAGAAGATTTAATATTAAAACAAATAGATTCTGATTTTTCAGTAGAAGATGATAGTATACATATTGCATTGCAATTTTGTCAAAGAATGTATGAAACACCAACATCAAGAGCTTATAAAGGTATTGCTTCTATGTTAGATAGGTTAGCAAGATATATGGAAACACAAAGTATTACAGATGGTAGAGATGGTAATATAAACTCTATTGTAAGTGCTGCTAAAAACTTTGATCAAATTAGATCATCTTTTAAAGGAGTATATAAAGATTTACAAGAAGAACAATCTAGTAAAGTTAGAGGTGGTATTGGTATGGCCTATGACCAATAATCATGGAAGAAATCTATAATAATATACCAACTTGGGATAATGGTCAATGGACTGTTACTGATTTTGAATCAAGAGAGTTATTTTCTAATTTTATTTTTTCTATATTTAAAGAACCCGGTAAATATAATTTTGATGAAACAAGTTTTTTATTTAATCAACAAGGAGAATTATTTAGAGAAAATAAAGTTTATTGTACAGCACCATTTAAATCTAAAGACTTTGTTAACTATTGGGATGATCAAAAATTAAAATGTAGAAAAGGTATAATTTTTAAATCTAAAGATAATATATGGTTTATTACAAGAGACTATTATATGTGGTTAAACTTTTTACCAATTTTTGATAAAGAACAACAAAAGTTTGACTTTGCAAAAATTAGAGATGCTCAGTATCATATGGCATTATATGAACTACTTGCAGAACTTAATTATAAACATGTTGCTATCTTAAAAAAACGTCAAATAGCATCTTCATACTTTCATATATCTAAGTTACTTAATCAATTATGGTTTGAAGAAGGAGTTACCTTAAAAATTGGAGCCAGTCTTAAAGATTATATAAATGAAAAAGGATCTTGGAAATTTCTTGCTGAATATGCTGCATTTCTTAATCAACATACAGCATGGTATAGACCAATGAATCCTGATAAAATATTAATGTGGCAACAAAAAATTGAAGTTAGAAAAGGAGATAGAAAAACAGAATCCGGACTAAAAGGAACAATGCAAGGAATGTCTTTTGAAAAAGATCCTACAAATGGTGTTGGTGGACCAGTAAAATATTTCTTTCATGAAGAAGCAGGTATTGCTCCTAAGATGGATCAGACTTATGAGTATATGAGACCTGCAATGAGATCAGGTTTAACAACTACAGGAATGTTTATTGCTGCAGGATCAGTTGGTGATTTATCACAATGTAATCCATTAAAGGATATGATGCTTAATCCTACATCAAAAGATATTTATGCTATTGAAACTGATCTTATAGATTCTAAAGGTACTGTAAGTTTATCAGGTTTATTTATTCCTGAACAATGGTCAATGCCACCACATATTGATAGTTATGGTAATTCACTTGTAGAAGAATCATTAAAAGCTTTAAATGAACAGTTTGCTAAATGGAAAGATGAATTATCTCCTGAAGATTACCAGTTAAGAATATCTCAACATCCTAGAAATATTGAAGAAGCTTTTGCACATAGATCTGTATCTGTTTTTCCACCACATCTTGTAGCTGCACAACAAAGAAGAATTGAAGAAAAAGAATATGCATATGAATTTTTAGATATTTCTACAGATGAAAATGGTAAACCTTCAGTTAAACATTCTAATAAACAACCTATAAAAGAATTTCCAATAACTAAAAGAACTGAAGATAAAACAGGAGTATTAGTAGTATGGGAAAGACCTATTAAAGATCCAACTTTTGGACAATACTATGCATCAATTGACCCTGTATCTGAAGGAAAAACAACAACATCAGAATCATTGTGTTCAATATATGTAATGAAGGCTCCTGTAGAAGTTACAAATGTATGTGGAACAGAAACTGAAACTTATATAGAACCAGATAAAATTGTAGCAACTTGGTGTGGAAGATTTGATGATATTAATAAAACTCACCAAAGATTAGAATTAATTATAGAATGGTATAATGCATGGACAGTTATAGAAAATAATATTTCTTTGTTTATTCAATATATGATATCTAGAAAAAAACAAAGATTTTTAGTACCTAAAAGTCAAATTATGTTTTTAAAAGATTTAGGTGCTAATGCTAATGTATTTCAAGAATATGGTTGGAAGAATACAGGAACTTTATTTAAACAACATCTTCTTAATTATGCTATAGAATATACTAAAGAAGAATTAGATGTTGAAACTAAAACAGATGGTACTATAGTAAGAACTAAATACGGCATAGAAAGAATACCAGATCCTATGTTATTAATTGAAATGCAAGAATATGCAGCAGGTGTGAATGTAGATAGACTGGTTTCATTTGCAGCTTTAGTTGCTTTTATGAGAATACAACAATCTAATAGAGGTTATGCAAAAAGAGTTATTATGGATGATGCAGCTAAAAACTTGCAAAAGTCAGAAAATTTGTTTAAATTAAATAGAAGTCCTTTTCGTCATATGGGCGGTAAAAGAATATCAAATAGGACAGACTTTAAAAAACCTGTCTTTAAAAACTTAAAGTAAAAAACTATGCAAATAATTAATGCTTTACAGGCCAAAGCAGGAGCTAAAACTTCTCATAATAAAATGGGAACAATTACACAACCTTTGCAATTTATTTCAAAAAAAGATAAAACTCAAGAATGGGCAGCTTGGAATATGGATTGGTTAGAATGGGAAGGACTTAAACAAATAAGAAGAAATGCAAGAAGATTAATGAAAAATTATAAACTTGCTAAAGGAGTAATTGATAAAACAGATTATATAATAGAAGATGATAATGATTACAGAGATATTATTGAAGTTTTAACAAAAGAAGATGTTTCTGCATTAGAATTAAAATTTTATCCAATAATTCCAAATGTTATAAATGTATTAGTTGCAGAATTTGCAAAAAGATCAACTAAACTTTCATATACGGCAATTGATGATTTTTCTTATAATGAAATGTTAGAACAAAAAAGAAAAATGGTTGAAGACGTTTTATTGTCTGATGCACAAATGAAAATTACACAGGCATTAATTGAACAAGGAATGGATCCTGAATCACCTGAATTTCAAGAAGAAACAGATCCAAATAAATTAAAAACTTTACCAGAAATAGAACAATTTTTCAAAAAAGACTATAGGTCAATGGTTGAAGAATGGGCTAGTCATCAACATAAAATAGATGTTGAAAGATTTAAAATGGATGAATTAGAAGAAAGAGGATTCAGAGATATGTTAATTACTGATAGAGAGTTTTGGCATTTTAGAATGATGGAAGATGATTATGATGTAGAACTTTGGAATCCTGTTTTAACATTTTATCACAAGTCACCTGATGTAAGATATATATCACAAGGAAATTGGGTTGGTAAAACAGATATGTTAACTCCTTCAGATGTAATAGATAAGTATGGTTATTTAATGACTGAAGAACAACTATTAGCATTAGAAAGTATTTATCCTATTAGAGCTGCAGGATATACTATAACTGGTCAACAAAATGATGGATCATTTTATGACGGTACAAAATCTCATGAATGGAATACAGATATGCCATCACTTGGTATGAGACAATATACATCAGCTATGTCTGGTTCAGTTGTTGATACTTCAGATATAATTACACAAATACTATCAGAAGGTGAAAATTATCCAGATCAAATAAATAATTCATTATTACGTGTATCTACAAGTTATTGGAAATCACAAAGAAAAGTAGGACATCTTACTAAAATTACTGATTTAGGAGAAGTAACCACTGAAATTATAACAGAAGATTATAAAATTACTGACAAACCAATATATGATAATAGATTATTTAAAAATAAAACAAGAGATACATTAGTTTTTGGAGAACATATAGATTGGATATGGATAAATGAAGTATGGGGTGGTGTTAAAATAGGTCCTAATATTGCTTCATTTTGGGGAATGAATAATCCTGGAGGATTTTCTCCTATGTATTTAGGAATTGAAAAAAATAATTTAGGGGCACTTAAGTTTCAATTTAAAGGAGATACTACATTATATGGTTGTAAATTACCTGTAGAAGGTGCTGTTTTTTCTGATAGAAATACAAAATCAACTGCTTTAATTGATTTAATGAAACCATATCAAATTGGTTATAATATTGTAAACAATCAAATACAAGATATATTAATTGATGAATTAGGAACAGTTATCCTACTTGATCAAAATTCACTTCCTAGACATTCTTTAGGAGAAGATTGGGGAAAAGGTAATTTAGCAAAAGCTTATGTTGCAATGAAGAATTTTCAGATGTTACCATTAGATACATCTATAACAAATACAGAGAATGCATTAAACTTTAATCATTTTCAAAAACTTGACCTTTCACAAACTGAAAGACTTATGTCAAGAGTAAATTTAGCAAATCATTTTAAACAACAGGCATATGAAGTAATTGGTGTTAATCCACAAAGAATGGGACAGCAATTATCTCAAATGACTGCAACTGGTGTAGAGCAAGCAGCAGCTTCATCTTATGCACAAACTGAAGTTTATTTTATTCAACATTGTGATCACTTAATGCCAAGAGTACATACAATGAGAACTGACTTAGCTCAATATTATCATTCAACAAATCCTTCAAATAGACTTACATATATGACATCTGCTGATGAAAAAGTTAATTTTCAAATAAATGGAACTGAACT